CGACGAGCTGCACGCCCAGCTCGCCAGGCCGGACGCGGTGATCACCGTTTCGCCGGAGCAATCCGTTCCTCGTGAAGCCGCCGATCGGCCGGCTCGCAGGGCACGAAATTCCAAGGCGAAGCCGAAAAAGAGGGCAAAACGCGCCGGCTAGCAACCGGCGCAGCGGGGGCAAATGAAGGAAAAGAAGCCGAACTTGCGCGGCGTCGCGGCGCTGATCGGGAACGCGCGCCCGGTCGCCATGCGCCAGCCGCTCGACCCGGACCCGGGTGTGGCGCGCAGCGGCGTCGAGCCCGGCGCCTGGGTGCCCAACGAGCTCGGGCTGCCGCCCGATTGCCCCGTCACGCCACTCGGCGTTAGCGGCAACGTGTGCTGGTTCCTCGACACCATCGGCCAGCTGCAGGCGCTGGCGCCGCCCTACGCGCGCGGCAACCTGCTCGCCCTGTTCATGGGGCGCGAGAAGTTCCTCTACTGGGCCTGGCCCAAGAAGGTGCAGAAGACCGACAGCATCGAGAGCTGGCGGCCTGAGAAAGTGGCCGAGGCCATCGTCGGCGCCTGCGCGGCCAAGGGGCCGTGGAATGCTGTCGAAAAAGTGCGCGGGCGCGGCGCCTGGCGAAGCGAGCACGGCGGGCTGATCCTGCACACCGGGCGTCACGTCTACATGCCGCTGCCAGGCGACGGACAAGCCCGCGCTCCGCATCTTCGTCTGGCGCCGGAGCCCCCCGGCCACATCGAGGGCTGGGTGTACCCGACCAGGCCCGAGATCCCCGCGCCCTGGCCCACACCCATCGAAGGATCGGAAAATCTCGCAACCATGCTGGTGCAACTCTTGCGGTCGTGGCGGTGGGCGCGGCCCGAGATCGATCCGCTGCTGCTGATCGGCTGGCTCGGCGCGGCGATGATCGGCGGCGCGCTCGACTGGCGGCCCGCGGTGTTCATCACCGGCGACAAGGCCACGGGCAAATCGACGCTGCAGGAGTTCATCAAGCAGCTGCTGGGTGACGCGCTGATCCAGTCCGTCGACACCAGCGCGGCGGGCATCTACCAGCGCCTCGGCCACGACAGTCTGCCCGTCGCGGTCGACGAGATGGAGAGCGAGAGCGACACGCGGCGCACCAAGGCGGTGCTCAAGCTGGCGCGCGCGGCCGCCTCGGGTGGCCTCATGCTGCGCGGCGGCGATCGCCACGAGGGCGTCGAGTTCCAGGCACGCAGCTGTTTCCTGTTCTCCTCGATCAACGCGCCGCCGCTGGAACCCCAGGACCTCTCGCGCATGGCGCTCTTGCGCCTGCAGCCGCTGCCCAAGGGCCAGGCGCGGCCTGATTTCGGCGACCTGGAGACCATCGGCCGCATGATCCTGCGCCGCATGCTCGACGGCTGGCCGCGGCTCGCCTACACGCTCAAGTGCTGCAAGGACGAGCTCGCCGCCGGCGGCATGGACGGCCGCGGCCAGGCCACGTTCGGCGCGCTGCTCGCCTGCGCCGACCTGGTGCTGCACGACGCCTGGGACGAGGCGCGCCTGAAAATTCCTGTTGAAGGCGACCTCGTAAATTTACGCGACCTCATGAAACCGTCGCTCATGCCCGAGTTCGAGGACGCCATCGAAAACTGGCGGCTGTGCCTTCACCACCTGCTGCAGGTCCCGGTGGAAGCGTGGCGCGGCGGCGGCAGGCTCAACGTCGGGCGTACGCTCGAATTGTTCTGGAAGGGGCCGACAGAGACGGGCGGGCTCAACTTCGGCGAGGCCAGGCAGCAGCTGGAGCTGGCCGGCCTCAGCGTCGTGCTGGACGGCGACGCCGAGGGCGCGCGCCAGGCCGCCAAGTGCTGGCTCGCTGTGCCCAACCAGTCGCCGCTGGTGTCGGCCCTCTACCAGGGCACCAAGTGGGGAGGCGAGCCAGGTACGGGCGTGTGGTCCTCGGCCTTGCGCCAGGGCCCTTGCGAGCAGCTGTGGCGTGCCAGGCAACTGCGCATCAACGGCCCACCGGTGCGGTGCACGCTGATCCGCATCGCTGCGATCTATAGCGACGACGGCATCATGGCCGCAAGCGCGGTCGAACCAGGCTCTGATTTGGTCAACACGCCGGGTCCGGACCTATTCTGATGACATGGAATTTCAATGATTTGTACCGGGTGCGGGGTGGGGTGGTACGGCAAGCGGTACAGCGTAACCATCTGATCACTCACGACAATTGTCACGCTGTACCACTGTACCACCGTACCAGCGCAGTGCCTCACATGTGTGCGTGCGCGCGTATGCGCGAGTGTAGGTGGTACGTGCGGTACACTGGTACAGAGGGATGATTGAGTGAGACTTATCAATAGGTTGAGTGTGTACCACCGAGCGTACCGGGCGCGCATGCAACCGGTACAGAGACGCCGAGCGCGGTTAAATACGGGGCATCTAGGGTGAGCGAGGGCAAGAACGGGCTGGCCGCAGCGCTCGATGCGACGGGCCTCGGCACGCCGCCACCGCCGGCTGAGCAGCTCGACCTGCTGCCTGCGCCGGCGCTGCCCGATCCGCCGCGCAGCAGCGCCAAGGGCGGCAGGCCCGCCGGCAGCCGCAACAAGCGGACGCAGGAGTGGGTCGATTTCATCCTCGGCCAGTATCGCTCGCCGCTGCTGTTCCTGGCCTCGGTCTACAACCGCACGCCGCAGCAGCTCTGCCGCGACGCGGGGCTGTACCTCTACCACGAGGGCGCGGTGGTGCTCGACAGGGACGGCGAGCCGGTGCTGGCCACGGGCGACGCGCTGCGGCTGCAGGTGGCGGCGGCGAAGGAGCTGGCGCCCTACCTGCACCAGAAGCTGCCGATCGCGCTCGACGTGAAGGGCAAGACGGCGGGCGTGATCCTGATCGGCGAGCTGCCGGCGGAGGGCTCGGACCAGGCTGCGGCGCTGTCGCTGTTCATGCCGGGTGAGAGCGAGGAAAATCAAGGGGTTATCGACAGTCCGACAGAGAAGTCGGACGGCATCGAAGTCGGAAACGGAACCAAGTAGCTGAGATCACATGCAATTCGCAGCTCACACCACTGATCTGAAATCAGCCGTCGGCGTGCCCTCGCTACGGCTGTCCACGGCCGGCACGGGCCCCCGCTGCCGGCTGTCATTCCGGCGCTGCGTGGGGGGGCACACCCTCGCGCAGCGCCGGGCCCGGGCCGGGGGGCGTCCCCGAAGCGCGCCCGCCCTCTCCCCCGGGGTGTGCCTCCGCACCGTTTTGGCCCTGGCCGCGACCCCAATTTTTGCCGGGGTTCAGCTTTCTGGCAGGAGGTTGGCGGCGCAAGGTTTGAGGATTGGTGAGGGTAAACACAAGTGGGCGCTGGGGGTGTGGGGGGCGGGCCGGCCATGACCACAGTCGCTCTCTTCGCCGCGGTCCTTCAGGTTCTCAGTTCCATGGATCTCTTAATCGTCTACGGTCTTGGCGTCGTCGTCGGCTGCTTTTGTCCCGCGACCGCCTGGCGCGAAGATCATCCCTCCGCGGCCGCCGACGACACCGGCGCCGACATCGACGACGACGTTGACCAGTGGCGTTGGGATGAGCTCGCTGACGCAGCCGAGGAGATGGTCGCGGCGCCAGCGTCGGCGCATGCCCGCCACCGGCTTGAGCGTGCATTGGAGGGGTTGGCATGAACCCCGCCGAGCGCTTCCGCCATTTCAAGTTCCCCGGGCCCGTGACGGCGCAGTTCGCGGCCGATCGGACCAATCCGGTGCGAGCGCTGCTGGGGCCGCAGGGCGGCGGCAAGTCGGTGACGATCATCTTCGACGCGCTCAGGAATGCCTCGCTGATGCCGGTGTGCGTCGACGGCGTGATCCGCTTCAAGCTCGCCATCATCCGCGACACCTACGGCCGGCTGCAGGAGACGACGATCCCGACCTGGCTGCAGTGGCTGCCCAAGGACGACGGCGAGTGGGACGGCGGCGGCGGGCGCCAGGCGCATCACCGGCTCGCCTTCGAGACCGTGCGCGGCGGCGAGGTGGTGCCGGTGCAGTTCGAGGCGGTGTTCGCCGCGATCGGCGACCAGGCGATCGAGGACTTCATGCGCGGCTTTGAGGTGACCGCGTTCTGGTTTAACGAGATGGACCTGCTGGCCGAGGAGGTCCTCACGCTCGGCATCGGGCGCATCGGCCGGTTCCCGTCGCGCGACCTGCTGCCCCCCGGCGCCAGCTACCGCGACTACATCGTCGGCGACCTCAACGCGCCCGACATCGACAGCTGGTTCTACCGCCGCTTCGAGGAGGACAAGCCCCAGGGCCACGCGCTCTACCGCCAGCCCGGCGGTCGCGACCCGAAGGCGGAGAACATCCAGAACCTCAAGCCCGGCTACTACAGCCAGCAGATCGCGCTCAATGCCAGCAAGCCGCGCTGGATCAGGCGCTTCGTCGACGCCAAGTACGGGCCGAGCGAGGACGGCGAGCCGGTCTACCCCGAGTACAGCGACGACCGCCACCTGGCGCCCGAGCCGCTGAAGCCCGCCAAGGGCGTGCCGCTGAAGCTCGGCCTCGACGCCGGCATCCAGCGCCCCGCGTGCGTGATCGGGCAATGGCTGCCGACGGGGCAGCGGCGCATCCTCGGCGAGGTGGTGCCGGGGCGCTGCGGCGCGACGCGGTTCGCCGAGCAGGTGCGGCAGTGGCTCGCCGAGAACGCGCCCGACCACGAGGTCGAGATCGCCTTCTCCGACCCGGCCGGGTTCACCGGCGCCGACAAGGAGAACAACGAGCTGGCCTGGGCCGAGACGGTGATGGAGGTGCTCGGCCTGCAGGTGGAGCCGGCGCCGTCCAACGAGCTGGGCCTGCGCCTCGATGCGGTGCGCGACGAGCTCACCCACATGATCGACGGCGACACGCCGTCGCTGCTGATCTCGCCGGCGTGCAAGGTTCTCAGGAAGGGCTTCGCCGGCTCCTACAAGTACCGGCGCGAGCAGGTGGGCAACACCTGGCGCACGTCGGACCGGCCGATCAAGGATGAATTTTCGCACGTGCAGGACGCGCTGCAGTACCTCTGCCTCGGCGACAAGGGCCGCTACGGCGTGGTGTCGGCGAAGGCGGGGCGGACGCCGGAGCACGTGCGCAAGGCCGGTGAGATGCAGGTGCGCCAGCTCAAGACCGAGTTCGACGTGATGGGCGTCTAAACCAGGAAGGCGACGATGGGGAGCAAACCGAAGGGCAAGCCGAGACCCAAGCCGCGGCCGAAGCCCGGCTACTGAAGCACCCGTTAATCCGGTTCACTGAAGGAGACGACGATGAAGACTTTCGAGGCATTCCTGAAGGAGGCGATTGCCAAGAACGCTGACGTGAGGCTGCGGCCCATGCAGTACACCCCCGATGCCCCGGTGACGTTCTATGCCCACCTCCTCGACCACAACGGCTCGACGGTCGATTTCGAGGCGCACGGCGACATGCTGGTGCCGCGGCGCGGCGAGGGGGGCCTCCCGGCGCCGGGCAGCGACGCCAACAGCGGCGCGCAGCCGAACCTGCCACAGGCCGGCGGCTTTGGCGGGTGATGCATGTCAAGCGCCCGGCCGATCCGCTCGATCTTGCTGCGTTCGTGCAGGCTGGCGGGCGCACGCTCGTGCCGCTGCGGCGGCTCACGACCCTGCAGATCCAGATCTTCGGCGGGCTGTCGTGCGTCGTGCGGCGCAACGCCCCCGGATCGCAGTCCGGGGCGGGCGGCGGCGCGCCGCTGGCAATGGCCGGCCTGCTCCCACAGCCCGGGGGCTTCGGCGCCTGGTTCTCGATCGCGCCCGGGCTCGCCGCCGGCGAGGCCGCGCGCGTCATCCTGGCGCTGCGTCGCGAGCTGCGTACGGAGGCGGCGTCGGCTGGCTGCCTCGTCGCCGAGATCATGCGCGGCAACGTTGAGGGCGAGCGCCTGGCGCGCGCTCTGGGGTTCAGCTTCGAGGATGCCACGGTCATGCCGGAGACGTGCCTCCGGCATGAGGGCGTCGGCATCTGGGTCTTGAAAGGAGGCTCACATGGAAGCGCTGGCAGCGGCGGTGATCACGGCGGGGGTGAGCTACGGCGCGAGCCGCCTGACGGCTGGCGGCGGCAACGCCCAGACGGCGGCGATCCGGAAGGCGCAGGCCAACCAGCAGGAGCTGCTCACCAAACAGAAGGCTGAGACCGACGCCAAGGAGAGCGCGCTGCGGCGCCTGTTCTCCGGCGGCGCCGGCGTCAGCCTGGCGTCCGGCGGGGCCGGCGCCACCGTGCTCGGCGGGTGACCATGGCCGACGGCTATAAGCTCGATGCGGACGGCTTCAAGCGCCTCAAGCGGCGCGTCGAGGAGGCGTGGGTCATCAAGCGGCACTGGCTGCCGATCATGGAGCAGGTCTACCGCTACGTGCTCCCCTACCGCGATAGCCTCACCCGGCCCGAGACCGGCGGCAGCAACAGCCAGACGCCGGGCCAGTCTCGCGTCGATCACGTCTTCGATGCGACGGCGCCGACCGCGGCCCTGCGCTTCGCCGGCCGCATCCAGCAGGACGTGACGCCGACCGACACGCCGTTCTTCAAGCTCGAGGCGGGCCCGCTCATTCCGCGCGACGAGCGCAAGGCGCTCAACGAGCAGCTGGGCGTCATCAGCGACATCGCGCACGGGGTGCTCTCGACCGGCACCTTCCACACCAGCGCGCACGAGAGCTACGTCGACCTGTTCGGCGGCACCTCCAACCTGCTGGCGCAGGAGGGCGACAACCGCGACCTGCTGCGGTGGGTGGCCGTGCCCGACCGCGAGGTGGCGCTCGAGGCGGGCCCCTACGGCGACGTGTGGGGCCGGCACTGGAAGCGGCTGTGGTGCGCCGAGCTCGTCAAGGAGATGTGGCCCGACGGCGATCTCTCGGAGACGCTGAAGAAGAAGATCGCCGACCATCCCTACGAGGAGATCGAGATCTGCCAGGCCA